GGTTATAAGTTAACACTTGGCATGAATAATATAGACAAGCCACTTATTATATCGTTTGAGGGTGGTGAAGTAGCGTATCTTAAATTTCTTAGACAGGAATTAAGAGATAGAAGATTAGGCGACACACATTATTTCCTAGGATATAAACAATATAACGGATTAGAGAGTTGTAATGAGTGCACAGAACAGGAGTGATGAGTACTTAATGGAGCATATTGATAAGGCAGTGTCAGAATTAGTATTTCCTAAGTACAAATTACAGAAAGCATATAATTATTATAATGGATATAGAGATGCCGAACAATATAGGTATCTAGAAGAGAATTTTGGAATAGGTAATCCTACTTCTATAGAATTTACTCCTCTTATCAGGAAGCATGTTGATGCTTTACTTGGAGAATACCTAGGTACTCCATTACTGCCTAAAGTGTCATGCAAGGATAAAGAAACTATATCTAAGATATCTAGAGATAAGGAATTACAAATTAATAAAGAAGTATATCAATACTTACAACAACATCTTAACAATCAGATACTAGCGTTCTTAGGAGGACAAGAAGTAACTGATAAGGCTGTAGAGGCTCAACTTAATAAGTTAGTAGAAGATATTAATAATAGCTTTGTTAGCGAGTATGAAATAGCTGCACAGAATGTTGTTGAGTATATAATCCAATCTAGAGATATTAACTTACTTACTAAGTTAAAGAACCTGTTACTTGACTTACTAGTAACTGGCATGAGCTTTTACCAGGTTCATCCTAGTAGGAAGAGAACTAATATAGAAATAGAGGTATTAGACCCACGTAATGTATTCGTTGATAGAAATCCAGAATCTGTATATGTTAGAGATAGCTACAGAGTAGTTATTAGACGTTGGTTAACTAAGCAACAAATACTTAATAAATATGGTCCTCAACTAGATACAAGTAGTATCAATGAATTAGAGGAGATGTTTGAGGGATATTACGATAGTAGTTATATATATGTACGCGCTATGAGCAATCAAGCTACTGGAGCTCCTATTACAGACGGACTCGAGGCGGGTAAAGAAGTAATACCTGGATTCCCTACCGACTACTATGAGACTTACAATTATAAGTTAATACCTGTGTTTGAAGTTGAGTGGATTGATGTTGATAAAGAAGGAGAAGATTATGTAGAGAATAGATATGAAGGAGTTAAAATCGGAGAATCTATTTACATTCTTACTGGTAAGTCTCCTGATGTAGTTAGAACTAAAGATAATCCTACACACTGTGGATTGTCAGTTAATGGTTTGTTCTTTGTAAACAGAAGTAACGAACCATATTCACTTGTGCTTGCATGTTCACATCTTCAAGACAAGTATGATTTGATTACTTTCTTTAGGGACAATGTAATT